CGTTACCTAAACCGTTACCTAAACCGTTACCTAAACCGTTACCGGAACCGTTACCTAAACCGTTATCTGGGCAGTCGATCACACCCTTTCCGAAACAGGATCAGGATAGGGAGCAGGATCAGGATAGGGAGCAGGATCAGGATAGGGATAGATCTGCTCCGAGCGCTACGCGCTCCGAGCCGGTGATCGTGCTTCGCAACGTGGTGATCGAGATGCCACTCATTGACGGATCCAATCATGCGATATACGAAGACGATCTTGATAGCTGGATAGAATCCTACCCGGCAGTCGATTGCAAGCAGCAGCTCTATGCAATGCGCGAGTGGCTCATATCAAACCCGGCGAAGAAAAAAACAAAGCGCGGCATCCGTAGATTTATCACAAATTGGCTAGCCAGGGATCAAGACAAAGGCGGTGCGCGTAGCAACCGAGGCCAGGCATCTGGTGGCAATGACGGGCTGACAGGAACAGACAAGCACAATCTAGCGGTGAAACAAGCAATGTACGGAGGGAGAAATGAACGAGCATAACGAAGTGCCTGAGTGGTTTGCCGACATGATAATCGGATTGGCGACAGTCCTACAGGTCAAAGCTGGAGTGCCACTTATCCGAGGTTATTGGTTGGCCATGAAAAGCATGAGCAAAGATGATATCGAGTTAGCGGTTAGCCAAGCTATGGTGTCTACTGATGCGACCTATGGACGGATTCCATTGCCAGCGAAGCTCATAAAGTATGCTGTCGGTGATGGCGACCAACAAGCGGCAAGAGCCTGGCAGGCCGTCATAGACGCAATAGCACGCCATGGCACCGCGTCAGGCGTAGACTTCGATGACACTCGAATCAACGCCGCAATCCGTACCATGGGAGGCTGGGTAGTGCTCGGGTCAACGCACCCGGATCAGATGGACTTTCGGAGACGGGAATTTCAAAAGCTCTACGCAGAAATGCTTGTCAAGCCGCCACATGACGACCTAGCCATGCCCTTGACGGGTCACATGGTAAAGCAAATCAAGCAGGTGACTACTGGCCTGGTGCCTGAAAAGCCGAAGGCTCTAAAACAAGGCTCCGGGGATGAACAGAAAGTCAAGCAGATGGCGGCGTGTATCGCGGAAGGTATGGCTTCATGATCGAACCAACCGAAAAAGAAATTCACTGCGAAGTAACCAAATGGCTCCGCGACAACTGGACAACAGGATGGGTACATGTAGCCCCTGAAGGCCAGCGCTCCGCCCGTCAGGGGCGAATGCGTAAGCTTGCAGGCGTATCCACTGGCTACCCTGACTTGATGTGCTACACGCCAAAGGGCACGCCTGATATTGCGATAGAGCTCAAGACGATCACCGGCAGGCTCAGTCCGGCGCAATTGCACTGGGAGGCGCTGCTACTGGCGGCTGGGTGTCAGTACTACGTTTGCAGGAGTAGCACCGAGGCTATACGGATATTGGAGGATGTACTACTACGGAGCATCGGCACGGTGCACGACGCGGAGAGCGAGTGATGGGCGAAGTTGAATCAATTTTGCGGCTGATTTTCAACACGCAGATCGAAACTCACGATGTTGCATGTGAGCGCATCGCAATGTGGCTTGAGATGAACGAAGAGCTAAGTCTTGCCGATCGTATAAGACGCGGAGAGCCTTTGGACGCGGTTCGAATCGAAGATGCGCGGGCTTCGCTTGTCGAGCGCTTGGCAGATTCGGATGGCGAGCAATTGACGACGGCGCGACAAACGAGTACTATTGGGACGAGGTGACCAATGGCAACATGGAAAAATAGAATCATAGGCCACGACGAAGTAGATCCTACAACGCTCAAAGCAAATCCGAAAAATTGGCGGCTGCATCCAACATTACAGCGTAAAGCCATGGCGCAGGTGCTCGATTCGGTGGGCGTTGGGAGAAGTTCACGGGCAGGAGGGCTGTGCTACAAACATGACAACCTCTCTAGAGTGTGGTAGTCTTATGTTAAGGGTGTTATATGCCAGGACCGAAGCGCACAAAGGCCCAGCGTGAATATGATCTGATGTTCATCGCTGAGCAGTATCGTCTTGGCACACCACAACACCGCATTGTTGAGCTCCTAGCACAAGACAGAGACTATACAGTATCGCAGCCCACTGTCAGCAATGATCTCAAAGAGCTGCGCAAGCGCTGGCGAGACAGGGCCAGCGATAGCATGGAGGCATTCATTGCTGAAGAGCTATCGAAGATTGACGCGCTTGAAGTGACGTATCGAGAGGCCTGGATTCGCAGTCTCGAAGAGAAAGAAACGACAACAACGGGACGCGAAACAAGAACGGCTGGCGGTGTGCAAAAGGCAACGGTCAAGCGTGAGCAGCTTCTTGGTGATCCAAGATTCCTTGAAGGTATTCAGTGGTGTATCAACCGCAGGCTGAAGCTCCGAGGTGCAGATGAGCCCGACCGGCTTAATCTCAATTTCGATGGCCCTCAAGTGTTCGTAGTCAATGGCCAAGAATTCAAATTTTAGGCTCGAAGCAACACCAGCTCAGGGCAAGCTGATTGCTGCTGCCATCTCGGGACAGTACTCTGAGCTGACATTCGGCGGAGCAATTCGAGGCGGCAAAACTCTTGGTGCCTTGATGACACTGTGGATGTTGTGCCGCCTATATCCAGGCAGTCGCTGGGCCTTGACGCGCAAGGACCTGCCGAGTTTGAAGCGCACGACGATCCCCACGTTCAATCGTTTTGCTCCCAGACCGTTTGTCGGCAAGATAAATCGCAATGAATGGACATGCCCGTGCAGCAACGGAAGTGAGATATTGTTTTTTCCCGAGTCGGCTTCGATTGACCCGGGATATAATCGTTGGCGCGGGCTTGAGGTAAATGGTTTTTTCAATGAAGAGGCAAACGAGCTGCAATGGGATACGCATGCAAAAGCTCGTGAGAGGGCGGGCTCGTGGAAGGTGCTTAACGGAAAACAACCGCCGCCGCTGATACTCAACACCACCAACCCCGATGATGGCTATATCAAAAAGATTTTTCATGACCCGTATCATGCAGGTACGTTGCCCGAGCACCTGTATTTCCAACCGGCGACAATCGCTGACAACCCTCACCTTGATGAAGCGTATCTGAAAAATTTGGAGCGCATGAAAGAGACCGACCCAGCGGCGTATGCCAGGTTCGTGTTGGGGGACTGGTCAGCAATCGAACATCCCGAGCAGCTGATCAGCTGGGACTGGTGCCGCAACATGACCTCGGTGGGTGTAGAGCACGGGCCAAAGAAACTCGGCGTTGATGTAGCACGCAGCGACAAGCCAGGGGCAGATGATACAGTGCTGGCACAAGTGACAGGCAACTTGGTACTGCCCTTGCTGTACTACCACGGCAAGCGCACGGACGAAACAGCTATGCTGGTCAAAGAGGATATGGGCAAGCGCGGCGTCGAGCCCAACGATGTGGCCATTGATACCGTGGGCGTGGGTGCAGGTGTGTGGGATAGACTGGCAGAGGACGGGATAGAGTGCTATGCATTTGTGGCAGGCGCAAAAGCTGTTGACCAACCTGACAGCGCTTTCAGTTTCAAAAATCAGCGAAGCCAGGCCTGGTGGCACTTTGCGCAACTTCTCAAAAGAGGTAAGGTGGCGCTGAAAGAAGAAGACCACAGGCTGTTCGAAGAGCTGACAGCGCCGCGCTATCACACCAGTGGGGACAGGGTGATCACAGTAGAGAGCAAAGACAGCGTGAAAAGGCGATTGCACCGCAGCACAGATGCCGCAGATGCTGTTATACAGGCCTTTGCGCCACGCAAGTTTGAGCCCGAGTTTATTTTCGTTTGATGATTCTTGACTACATTTGATAGCATGTGGTAGGGTGCTGACATGAAACGCTACGCTATCATCATGGCCCTGCTGTCAATATGCATGGCGCAGACCCTGCTACTCCTCTATCGCAACGCCGAGGTCATGCGATGCGACTTAGACCTCCGGGCATCAATGCGAGCATCCGAGTGCTGCGTCAATGCAATGGACACATGCATCAAGACCCTCAACCTGCATCCCACACTGCGGGCACGAGCAACGCTTGACGCAAGCACCGATATCACCTGCACTTCAGACGGCGATACTGACCATACTTGCATAGTGCAATAAGAGTGTGCTACCCTCGGGTACAACTAGGAGAGTATCCATGGGAATCTTCTCTCGTATTTTCAGACCGTCCGTCCATGATTCGCAAATCATAAAAAGCGCAGAAGACCAACTCGAAGCAGCCGTCACCAAGATGATTGGCGGCAAGGCCTCACCACCATCGCGTGGCACTGAAGCGCTTATCAATATGTATAACAAATCACCTGACCTCCGCCGCGTCGTGCATCGCATATCTGATGCCGTGGCAAGTGCTCGATGGCATGTGGGCTACGTCAAGAACAAGAGCACGGGCAGGGCAATCAAGGCCCCGTACCTGCTGCATGAAAGCGGGGGCGCATACCTCAAGGCGATCACAAGCGCACAAGAGGCCGGTGATCTAGTGGAGGTGTTGGACCACCCCATGCTTGAGTTGCTGTACGCAGGCAATGCTAAGCTCGATGGGCACACCGTGCGGGCCGTGACAAATACCTATCTTGATTTGAGCGGGGAGGGTTTTTGGATGTTGCAAGCCAATGCTGCTGGCGTGCCTGAGGCCGCGTGGCCAATGCCTCCAACATGGGTACGCAAGACGCCGACAAACAATGAGCCGTATTACGAGCTGAAAACTCGGACGGGCTCTTACAAGGTACAGCAGGAAGCAATCCTATGGTTCCGTGATGTCAACCCGCTCAATCCCTACGGGCGTGGAGCAGGTACGGGAGAGTCCCTGGCAGATGAGCTGGACACGTCCGAGTATGCGGCGACACTGCTCAAGGCGGCGTTCTTCAATCGCGGCGTGCCAAGTGGTATCATCAGCATCAAGGGCGGAACAAAGCCGATCATCGAGCAGTTGCAAAATTCGATGGACCAAAAGCACCGAGGCCCGCTGAAGTTCAATCGTCCCCACATCACCAATGGAGAGATGGACTATAAGCGTATACAACAGGACTTTGAAGAGCTGCAAGTGCTGCCCTTGCGCGCCGACATCAGGGATGTTGTACAACAAACTTTTGGCGTACCGCCAGAAATTGTGGGTAATGTTCAGAACAGTAATAGAGCATCCATCGTCAATGCCATTTATATCATGGCGCAATTCGTGACATTGCCAAGGCTCGAACGCGACCAGCGCATGTATCAGCGTGACATCGCGCCGTTGTACGATGACCGTTTGTTGATCTGGTATGATTCGCCAGTACCCGAAGACAAGGATCGTCAAGATGAAGCAGCAAAAGCGGCGCCTTGGAGCCTGACACGAAACGAGTGGCGGGCCAAGAGCGGGCACGAGGACGACCCAGCGGGGGATGTCTAGATACCCGTGAACCTTATCACCGAGAAACAGGGCGAAGAACCAAAGCCCGTTGACCTCCCCGATGAGAAGGCCAAGGCAAAGAGCGTTACAAAGAGCGATGCCGATGCCGTTAACTTTGTCGTTGACGCTTTGAACTACGAGCGGCTAACGGATGAAGCGCTGCCCGTGTGGAACGATCAACTTCAAGCATGGGGCAATTCAACGCTTGCGGGGCTCGGTGTCGATGCGAGTTTTAGCATGCTCAATACAGCAGTGGTCGAGCACTTGAAAGAATTTGCCGGGGATAAAATCAAGGACCTGGTGAACGAGACAACCAAAGACCATCTACGAGAATCGCTTATCGAAGGTATCCGAGCTGGGGAGGGGCATCGGGAATTGCGTGAACGTGTGCGCGCCGTGTTCCTCGAAGGTAACATGGACATCTACACCGTGCGGGCCAATCGCATTGCACGCACAGAGGCTGGTCGGAGCGCCAATTTCACAACGTGGCAAGCGCAAAAGCAGAGCGGAGTGGTCCACAAGAGGGGCTGGCTGGCAGCGTTCATCAACACCAGGCCCGAGCATGCAGAGCTACACGCTCGGTCACCGATTGGTATCGATGAGCCCTTCACCATCAATGGGCTGTCGGCGATGTACCCAGGCGGATTCAATGACGGGTACATGAATATCAACTGCCAGTGTACGACTTTTTCCGTCATCGAAGACCCGAAGAGCGCAGACGAACAAGAGGTGCTGTGGCGTTCATACGTGCGTGAGCTAGTGCCGTGGCGTGTAGCCGCTGAGGCTGCGTTCATTCGCGGGTTCGAGAAGCAACTGGATGACGTGTTGGAAGCGTTTGATAAGGTGATGCCTTAGTTATCTTTTGTTTTGTTCCAGTATTCTACCATGTCTCGGAGGTCTTTCAATACAGAGGCATCAGATGGTAAATCGCACAAAAGCCTTTTCAGTGTACGGTCGTATGAATTTGCCATGTCAACATATATGCAATTCATCAGCCATTGAGTAAGACGATACTTGGCCAGGTCGTGGGAAAGGCCCATCTGTTCAGCGCATTGTTCGACCCAGTTTGCCGGGACATCTATAGTCAGTTGTTCCGTCTCTGTCGAGGACATTATTTCTGACAGGGGTTTTAGTTCGTTCGTCATTTTGTACTCCTTTGTTGTTGTTGGTAGAGTGTTAGATATGAGGCTAACCTTCTAATCGCATCTTGTATATGTCTTTGTCTCTTTCAATATTTTTTCTCATGACTCACCTACTTAGTTATCATACCATCTGGAGTGGTTGTGGAGTACGTCACTGTCCCGCAAGGTCTATCATTCACCATTGCGCGCGAGCCCGGTATTGGTACACATTTACCGCCACACTCTGGACATACGATTGGTTGCAGCGCAGGCATATCGCCCTCGGCTGTGACTGTGTGTGTTTCGAGGCACTGCTTGCATTGGAACATTATTTTGAAGGTTAGCATGTTACACCCGCAGCTCTCTAGCGCTATCGGCCTTGCGCAGCTTGTCAACCTCAACCTGGTGTATTCGCCAGCGACCGTTAGTGCCTGGTCCTTTGTGACCCCTAATCGATCCGTCTTCTAAGCGCCGGTAGATGGTTTGCACACTGACCCCCATGATGGTAGCAAGCTGGTCAGGGCTTACGAATTCACATTCTGTCTTTGTCGCCATGGTAAACTCCTTTTGTTTAAATCACATTACCAGATATCACGTTACATCACAAGTGACAGAATAAAAGCACATTTATATATATGCAAGCACGTATAACCACGGGGGTTGAATTGTAATGCTTTGCCATGCATGCTCTCAAATAGTGAGGTGAACATGGCTATTCGAAGACTGCAAGCGAAGCAATGGAAAACCGTACTCGACCAAAAAGCTGATACAGAAAACATCGTCGTTCTCAAAGGCCTTGACTGCGAAACCAAGCAGGAAGGGCATGAGGATGATCGCGTGTTGCAGTTTACGATCAGCTCGTCAAGGATTGATAGGGACAATGACACCCTTGCGGTCGACGGCTGGCAGCTTGACAATTTTCAAAAGACCGGCCCAGTTCTTTGGGCGCACGATGGCAGCAAGCCGCCGATTGCCACTGCCACTCGAACATGGGTTGAAAATTCACTGCTCAAGTCAACGGCAAAGTTCTTGCCCTCCGACTTGGCGGACCACGACCATGTGAAATTCGCGGACATGGTGTATCAGATGTACCGCAAAGGCTACATGCGGTCCCTGAGCGTGGGCTTCAAGCCAATCAAGTATCTTGTCAATGAAGAGCGCGGGGGCTGGTACCCCCTCGACTACGTAGAGCAGGAGCTGCTCGAATACAGCGCCGTGCCCGTGCCGAGCAATGTTGATGCACTCTACGAAGCACGGTCAGCAGGCATCGACCTGGGCCCGATGAAAATGTGGGCCGAGAGCGTGCTTGACAAAGACCCAGTTTCGGGCATGTGGATTCCAAAAAATGTCGCCGAAGAATTGCGGCAAGCGCTGGACACCTCCTTCAGCGTGAGCACGCCCAAGGGAACGGATGAGGATACTGCGGTGCCTCAGCCCGTTGAGGAAGATACTGTTGCGGCAGAGCCTTCCAATAAAAACTCTCCCGACGCCTCGACTGCCGACCCAACGGCGGATGAGGTGTCAGGAGATCCCGTACCTCTTACCTTCGAAGAGAAGATCAATCAGTATGATGAATCTTTGAAGGAAGCTGATGAGGCTTTTGCAACCATAGTTGCTGATGTGACTAAAGCCGTCGTTTCTATTGCTACAGTCATGAAAGCGGGCAGGGCGTTGCCGAGCGATGTCAAAGAAGCTTATTTGGAAGCCATCACATCCACACCAATAGAGCCTGAGCAAAAGCCCGAACCCATCGTCGAGCTCGACTTTTCAGATTACATAAAATCCAAGGGTGAGGAGGATCAACCCTCTACACCTATCGATATTGAACAAGAAGCCAGAAAAACGTTTGGAGCAGTGGCCAAAGCTGCTGCCGACCAGGCAATCATGAGCCTCACCGGGCGATTGCCTTAGACAGGAGAATCCAATGCCAATGGACAAAGAGACAGGACAAGAGATCGCGCAAGATTCGCACAAGATGACTGCTGATGATGTTCGCAAGATGATCGTCGAGATCGCTGAAGACCAGATTGGTACAGCGGTTGCCGATGGCATCAAGCAGGGCATCGAAGCTGGGCAAAAGCTGCTCAAGGACCAGGGCCGAGAAAAAATCGAAGCCATGGTAGCAGCTGGCCCGCAAACGCAGCAGCAGGCATCGAAGAACCGAGACGCCTATGTTGGCGGCATCATGCATTGCCTGATGAATGCCAAGGGTAGCAAGACGCAAGCAGAGGCGCTGGCCACTAAGATGGGCAATCCTGCTGTCATCAAGACAATCCAAGAAACCAATTTCACGGGAGGCGGTGCGCTGCTCTCCCCCGGATTCTATAATGAGGTCACCGAGTACCTTCGCGCCCGTACCGTTGTCCGGCGCATGGGTGCTACCAGTGTACCGCTCATCAACGGCACCATGACTCTGCCCTTCATTTCCACCGGTTCGACCGCGAGCTACACCACCGAGGGGACGGCGGTTAGTGCCACCACGATGGTAATGGGCAGCCTCAACCTTTCCGGCAAGAAAATCATGGCGCTGGTTCCTATCAGCAATGATTGGCTCCGAGCTGAAGGCGCTCAGATGTTCGGCGGTGCTTCGCTGGTATCCAACGATCTTGCTCGCGCTTTCAGCGTGACCGAGGATGCAGCGTTCATCCGTGGCCTCGGTGCTGCTGGTACTCCCAAGGGTATTCGATACTGGGCTGACGACTCGAACGTGGCAGCTCAGACAAAAGCTGGCGCAACGGTAACCGTGGCCGAGGCTGGCTATGATCTCTTGCGCTGCCTGTATTTCCCACGGGCCCAGAATGTGGATATCCTCAAGGGCGGATTCATGTTTAGCCCCCGCACCTGGCTAGCCTTGATGTCCGGTCGAGATGCTAACAGCAACTTGATTTGGGCACCTGAGATGGCAGCCGGTACGTTGCTCGGTCAGCAATACGCTGACACGACCAGTGTTCCTGACAATCTCGCAGGCAGCACTAGTGAGCTGATTTTCTGCTCGTTCGATACTGCTGTGATCGCTGAAGAGACCGACCTAACCATCGACCTGTTTGACGGCGTGAGCTACGCCAATTCCTCGGGCACCGTGGTCAGCGGCGTGAGCCAAGACGAGAGCGTTGCTCGGGTACTCGGTAAGCATGACTTCGGTCTTCGCCACAATGGTAAAGAGGCCAGTGTCATCACCGGGATCGATTGGACCAAACTTGCATAACCCGCATAGACGGGACAGGAGAATATCATGCCAATGAGTACACCCAATGACCTCGCCGGAACCATTGTTGCCGACGAAGGGTTTTTCAAGCCGCAGACCATGACCAATGCCACGTACATCAACGGAGCTGAATTCGAGCGTCAAGATTACGAGTCGGCCCTTGCCGTGTTCACCCTTGCATTCACGAGTTCTTCGGGTGCTAGTGGTGGCAAAGTCACCGTAGCCATCCAGGCCTATGATGACACCGTGACTGGGATGGGAACTGAAGCAACTTGGGGCGATGCGTATTCCTACGAATACACCTGGGCAGCTGATGGCGCCAACTCCGGCGTGCATTGTTTCCCCATCGACCTTCGAGGGGCTAACAAGTTCATGCGCGTCAAGGCCAAGATCACAAAAGCCGGGACCATCACGGTTGCCTATGAAGTTGGCAGCTTGGCCGTCATCCTTGGTGGCATGCGGAAAGCCCCTGATGATGCATATGTGCTTGCAGGGTATGAGAGCACTACTGAAGCCAGCTAGGGGT